TCCAACATCATGGGCGCAGGCTTGGTCACGCCATCTGCCGCAGCCGGGGTCATCAGCACAGCACGCTGAGCCTCGACGCTCTGCGACTTGTCCTGCACCGTCTCGTACTCGTCTTCCGTCAGCCAGCGCTGCGGGGCGAACGTCAGCTTGGGGGACTCAGCAGAAGTGTCGAACTTCATGCGGGTCACCACCATGTCGAGGTTGACCGGAGGAGTCTGCGAACCCGCCCACCGTGCGTATGCTTGCAGCGGCAGCTTGTCGCCCTCACCCTTGCCGAAGATGGAGGTGGCAGGCAGCGTTAGCTGCAGCACGTCACCGCTGGGATTGTTGGCCAGCACCAAAGCCAGACGCTGTTGGTAGCGGCAAGCGCGGGAGTTACCGTTGCCAGAGCCTGCGATGTTCTGGGGGCACTTGGCGCAGGTCGATGCCTGCGGGCTCTTGATGGACTTGTCGGGAGTCTCACCGTCGTTGCTCCAGCAATCCGGGGCCACAGCGGCTGCGTCCTTGTCGTACTTACCTGCGTAGAAGATGCGGCTGACCTTGGGGGCAGCCTTGACGACGATCACATCGAGGTGGCGATCTTCGATGGAAGCGATCTCCTTGCCGCCAGAGACCAGACGGAACACGCCACCTTTGATGGAGACGCGCTTGACGCCGGGGCCAGCGACACCGCCAGCCAGAGCCAGCGTGGTTTCAGACAGTTCAGCGTTGGCTACGAACGCGGGTGCTTTTGCGGAATTGAAAAGAGTGATATTGCTCATGGTTGCTTTACTTGGTTGGTTTGCGTACCGAAATGCTGTACTCCGAGGAGGAGTTCAGCCCGGGCGGCACGAGCCCCGGATTCTCTTCGAGAAATTGGTTCATGTTGCCCTGCGCGATGCGCTTCTCCAGCAGGTCCACCGCGTCATGCTCGACCACGAACTTCTTGAAGGAGTCCCAGTCTTGCGTGCTGTAGCGGGTGCTGACGGAGAGCACCACAGTGCCCTGCTCCGTGCGGACTGATGTGACGCCCATCGCCTTCATCATGTCCTTCATGGCGTTCTTGATCTCGTCCTGCTGCGCCTTCAGAGTTTCGATCTTGCCATCGTACTCTTGGGTGAGCGTCGTGATCTCTGCGCGAATCTTGCGGTAAATCTTTGCGAGCCGATCCAGTGGGATCGTTTCGCTCTCTGTCTCGGTCATTTGCTTCTCCGTGTTGTTTGTCTAGGGTTGGACAGTGTACATGGTTTCAATCGTCGTGCAACTCCTTTCGTTAATTTTTTGCCTGTATGTGGAACTGCTGCTCTGCAGCATTGCGTGCAGCGATGGCAGTGGGAAGGTCTGCGTAGAAGCCCACAAGCCGCACACGCCCGTCATGCTGGATACGAACGCGCCAAGCGTTTCGCCGGGGGTACCAGCCAACACCTTTGTGCCCGCTCAGGTTGTTGCGGTACGTTCGCTTGTTCTGGTTGTTCTGCCCTTCCGAAACCACACGTAAGTTGCAAATGCGGTTGTTTGTCTTGTTGCGGTCCGTATGGTCAATCAACCCTTTTGGGTCAGTCCCGTGCACGTATTTCCAGATGAGTCGATGTGCTTTGTAGGAAGTATCCACGACTCCGACATACACATACCCACTTACATGCAACCATCCGGCTTCTTGTCCTGCCCGCCCTCGCCCTGTGCTGATGCGCCAAGCGAGAATGCCTGTGCCCGGATCGTACGTAAACAACTCGCGTAAAACTTTTTGCGAAGGAAGTTTTTTTATTTCTCTGGACATACTACTCACTGATCACGTTGTTGAACATCTCGGTCAGCAGGCCGTTGTCATCAACCTTTTGGCTGAGGGCTTTGAACATTCGTTTCTCAACAGGGCTCGACTGGATGTGCACCACAGTCACCTTGTCGCTGTTCTGCCCCTTGCGGTCGGCGCGGGCGCAGCACTGGATGTACTGCTCGACGCTCATCAGCGGGCCGTAGAACACCACCGTGTCAGCAGCGGTTAGGGTAATCCCGTGGGCAGAAGCCGCAGGCTGCATCACCAGCACACGCGGCGTTGGCTCGTTCTGGAACCTGTGGATGATCTGCGCTCGCTTGGACGCTGACACCCCGCCGTGAATCTGCTCGTTGGCGATGCCCTTCTTGGTAAGGTAGTTGCTGATGGTGTCGATGGTGCTCAGGAACAAGGCGAAGATGATGACCTTGCGGTCAGTCTCCTCCAGCACTTCCTCCAGTACCGACAGGCGAGGCGCGGAATCGAACTCCACCACCTCTCGGTCATCTGTGTATGCTGCACCGCAAGAAATCTGGAGGAGCTTGTTCATCGCAGCGGCGGCGTTGACCGCCGAGATGGTCTCCCCTGCCGCCTGCACCAGCATCTGGGTCTTGAGCGTGTTGTAGTACTTGGCCTGTTGGGGCGTCATCTCCACCTCCCGGGTCATGGTGACCACGGGTGGCAAGTCCAGACACTCAGCCTTGGTGAAGCGAATCGCAGGCTGCAGCGCATCGAACACGTCGTCCTTGGCGGTAGGCTTGGGTGCCCACTTGTATAGGGTGAGCTTGTTCATCACCTTGTCGCGCCACGCCGTGAAGAACTTGGGCACGCCCTCGGGATTGACCAGCTTGGCTAGGCCATACGCATCCACGGGGGACTGCGAGGCCGGGGTGCCGGTCATCATCCACAGGTAGGTGTTGGGGGTCAGGATCGAGTTGAGCGCCTTCCAGCGGCGGGTGGTGGGGGTCTTGTAGGCGTTGGCCTCATCGACGATCACCAAATCGAACCTACCATCGGCACGCACCTCGTCGGCGATCAAGCCCAGCCCCTCGTAGTTGCTGATGACGATCTCGTAGTCCTGTTGGATCATCTCGATGCGCCGCGCTGCTTTCGGATGGTGGGCGATGATGGCGCTGCGGTGGATCACGCTGTTGTTGATGTCCCCCATCCACGCGCTGTGCATGATCGACAGAGGGCACAGGATGAGCACACGCCGCACCTTGCCAAGCTTCATCAGATAGTCGGCTGCCCACAAGGCCGAGAGCGTCTTGCCGGTACCGGGCTCCGAGAACACAAACGCCCTGCGGTGCATGGTGAGGAATGCAGCCGTGTCGATCTGGTGTTGCATCGGCTTGTAGCGCCCGGGCCAGTCGTAGCGTTGGGTGATGGGGGAGGGCACATTCTTCACGCCCAGATTGCGCAGCACTCGCACCTCGTCCAGCCCCCAGTAGACGGCGACTTGGTAGCCACCATCGACAGGCATCACCTTGTGCTTGGGGATGATGCTGTACTTGTGTGGGTTGCGCGTCTTGAAGACCAGCGCCTTGTTCTCAATGATCTGCACCTGCTTCTCCGATTCTTATTTGTTGTCGCCTTGGTTGGCGCTCTTGCTTCGCAGCCGCAAGTTGCCGGGGGTTGTCTTGCCTCCCTTGCGCAGCGGGGTCTTGTGGTCGATGTCCTTGCCGCTGCGGTCGATGCCCTTCTTGTCGTAGAGACGCCGGGCTTTCTGGCGTTCGAGCTGATCCTCGGTCTCGCCGGAAGTTTTCTGCAGCTTGTAGGCGTGCTTGTAGTCACGCTTGCCGTTGGTCTGGGTCATGGTTACTCCTCAGTGTTTCGGGTTGAACTCGCAGCCGGTGACTTGGCACCAGCCGCACAGCGGGGTTTGTGTGGGGTTCCACACGTCGTTGGAGAAAGATGCTTCGAGGCGCGCAGTGCGCTCACGGTACTTCCACCAGAAGGCGTCCTTCTGATCACGCGTCATCGACAGCTTGACCATGTCGTTCTTCACGATGAACAGAAGAGCACTGTTCACTTTGCGGATATGGGGGAAGTGCTCGAACACCATGAGGGACATCAGCACTAGCTGGTCTCGGTCGGGGTACTTGTTGTTGCCCGTCTTCCAGTCGCCCACCCATGCGGTGAGGTTGTCGTCGTCCACGATCAAGATGTCGGCGATGCCGCGCACCCACACGTCGGGGGACTTCCACTCGGTAGGCTTGAGGTCAACCGTCAGCGCCATCTCATACTCAGCCAGCTTGCGGCCGGGCTTGGCTAGCATGGCATCAGCAACATCTTTGAACTGCGCGTGCTCAGGCGGGATTGGTTTATTTTCTTTTATGTAGAGTTCCAATGACTCGTGCACCTGATTGCCGTAACGCGTCGCCTCTGTCTCTTGGAAGGGATACTTCTTCAAGACCTTGACCTCGTGGTATCTGCGGGCGCAGCCCTCGTAGTCTTTGAGGCTGCTGTGTGACCATGCTGGCTTCTTCATGCGTCCATCCATTCATCATCGGGCCAAACGACGATGGGAGTGTCGTCGCCTACATACGCGCCTTCAATGTTGTACTCGATGTACTCCCGCGCTTCTTCGTGAGTCATGCCTTGCTGTACTAGGTTTTCACGGATGATCTCCGCGTCGTACACAAGCACTTGGACTTGGCTGTTGTTGCGCCAAGTAAAGGAGACACCGACGACAGCGTTGTCGTGGCCATCGATCTTCATCATTTGAATTTTGCCGTGTTGATTGCCTTGGCTAGGCGGTTGGCGAAACGGGTCACGAACTTCTCGTTGCTATGCAGTGAGCTGCCCATGTCGTAGAGGATCGCGTGAGTCAGCTCGTGCCAGAAGGTGTCGCTTACTTCCTCGTCGGAGTACGGTTTGTTGGTCACGTTGCTCTTGGTAGCAACCGCAATCGTTCCGACTCCGTAGTACACATAACCCATCTGTGCCTTGCGCTGCATGGTCTCGACGATCTCCACTGAATACCAGCGGTCGCCGACTTTTACTTTCTTGGGTAGTTCCATCTGCTTCTCCTAGTTAATGTGTCTGTCCCATGCGTCCACCTCTCGTGCGGCGCTGTCACCAATGAAGGTAACCTGTCCGCTTCTCCAGCGCGGTTTGCGTTCCCGGTACTTGAAGAAGTGTTCAAGCTGCGGAACCTCTTGCCCGAGCTTGCGTGCGTACAGCGCTGTGTAGTTGTTGTTCAGCTTCAGGCCATCGGCCTTGTTGCTCTCCAGTGCGTGCTCAAAGCGCAGCACCTCGAAGAGCGCCTTCATCCCGTAGTGGTCGCGCCCTGTCTGCCTGATGGCAAGCGCCAAGTCCTTGAGCCGACGATACACCCAAGGGTGCTCGTTGTGAAACTGCTCAAACTGCAACGCAATCCTGTCGTCCATCTACTTCTCCTGTGTTTATTTGTTCTGCATGAGTCGAAGGGTCTGCACTAGTATCCGGGCCTCGGCGACCAGCTCTAGCGCTTTCTCCTCTGCCTCTGCTAGCGTTGTGTGCAGGCACATGTCGTGCACCTCCTTGGCCATGCGCTCGATGTTCATGAGCGGCGTGGCGTAGTCAATCAATGCGGTTTCTTTCATCAGTTCTTTGCCAGTCCATATCGGCGGTGAACGCCACCGTCAGCGGCCAGAGGTATCCCCGGCATGTAGCTCGGCTCAGCGGTCATCTGCTCCAGCATCCAAGCAAACGCCTCCTTCGCCTCATCCTCAGGCACCACAGCAATCTGCTCGTCGTGAACAGTGCCGGCCACGAAGTACCTTTTTGATACTCGCAGCATGCCATCTGTCATCACGATACGCGCAGTGCCTTGCACCACGTTGTTCGTTATCTTCCCACCATACAGGGGCGTGGCCTCCGGCCCATACACCCACCGCTTCGCACCCTTCTCATCCTTCTCTTGACGCAGATTGGGATACAGGATTCGCATGCCGTTGGGCAGTACGATCTCCTCCTTTCGGAAGGTGAGACATTTATACACCATCTCCTCGCCCCCGGCAAGGCAGCGCACCAGCATCTCCTCCATCGCGCTCCAGAAGGTCTTCACAGGCCATGCTGCAGCGCGGTATTTGTCGATGATGGCCTTGGCTGTGATGCAGTGCACAAGAAGCTCCTCCGTCGTACAGATGTGGGGTATCTCCTCCATCCGCTTGACGTAGTCCTCGTTGGCAATGAACGCCTTGATCGCCTCGCCTGTCACGCCCAGCTTCTTGGCGTCTGCCTTTGTGTAGCGCAGCGGTGGTGCCCCGAGGAACCCCACCAGAAGCTGCTGTGCGAACGATGCCCACCCGAGGCCGTAGCCAGCGCCCAGCAGAGCAGACTTGGCAGACTGTCGCTCGATGGGGTGGCTGTCCTTGGTCATGCCCGGGATGCCAAACATCTGCGCGCCGAACTGTGCGTACGGATCACCGCCTGAGCGGAAGATGTTCAGCAGCTCCTCGTAGTCAGCCAGCCACGCCAGCACACGCGGCTCAATTTGGGAAAGGTCACCCACCGCAAGCTGCATGTTGATAGGGGCCATGATCGCCTTGCGCAGGAAGCTCCCGCGCTTCAAGTTCTGCATGTTGATGGCCGAGCCCTTGCTCGCCGTCCACCTTCCTGTGGATGCGCCGTAGTAGGACAGGGGCACAGGCAGCGCCCCTCGCTGAGAGATTTCTAGAAAACGCTGCGCACGCGTCCGCTCCGTCGTGGACTTGACCTTGAGGCGGGCTTCACAGAGCGCTGCAACTTCCTCATTGCTGCCGTTAAGAAGGGCTTGGAAGAGCGCATCATTCTTCGCAAGCGCAAGCGTGCGTTTGCCAGTAGTCTTGCTGACCTTTGTAGGCGCTTCGACCCCAAGCGCCCGAAGGGCTTGCGCAAACTGCGGGTTCGACGCCAGAACAGATTCATCCACGCCGAGCCTGTGTAGTAGTCCTTCACGCTTTTCCCTTTCTTCCTCGATGGCATCCATCAGCATGTTCTGGTCGAGCTGCAACACCGGGCGGGTGTACATCTTGAGCGTCATGTCGATGAGGCGCAGCTCCTTGGCTGGGTAGCCCTTGCTCAGTCGCTTGAACACCTCTTCGCAGAGGAAGACATCGTGCTTGCAGTAGTCGGCCAGCTCCTTCTCAATCTCCGGAGTCAGCGTCTCCAGACCGTCGGTGGAGTGGACCGCCTTACCCTTGGCTGGGAGTCCGAAGTCTTCTGCAAGTTTGGCGAGGCTGTTACCCACCTCCACACCGCGCAGGGCACGAGCCATAGACAGGCTATCGAAAATAAAACAAGGCTGCACACCATAGCGCCACTCCAGAATAGACACGTCGAACTGAGCGTTGTGGGCGAGCACTGCAGTTCGGCTCCAGTCCACGCCGCCAAGAACATCACCAAGCTCATCACCGCGCACCCAAACAATAGGCGCATCAGTACCAAACTCACGGAGGCAAGCTCCGAATGCAATGAATCTTGGGTCACGGATGTACTCCTCGGTTGTCATCTTGGAAAGGGTGTAGTCACGCTTGTCCCAGCGTGTCTCGAAGTCGATGGTGATGATGCGGTCGAAGGGCGCACTCAATTGAACTTCTCCTTGGGTGGTGCGTCCTCCATCACAGAGCAGTTGATGTACTCCCGCGCTGCCGACAGCAGCTCTGCAGCGTCCATCTCATTGGTGTTCACGGCCATGATCTTGAACGGTTCGTAGGGCGGCTTGCCCACCAGCACCATGCCGTGTATGTCGTCGTTCAGGTAGCACTGGATGAGTTCGGAGATGACGATGCGCAGATGTCTGCGCTGGTCCTCCGTCATCTTGTTGACTGCCGTCTCGATCTCTTCAGGGGTGGTTATAAACATTCCAGTGCTTCTCTCAGTTCTTTTATGTTGGTCTCTCTCGCCACGAAGGCGTACCCACCAGCGTCAGTGATTGCGTTTAGCTCACGGTCTTGCAGCGCAGTGGTCTTGCCCTTGCCGGCCTTGCACTCGATGGCGATGAAGCGCCCCTTGTGGCAGGCAATGATGTCCGGGACACCAGCGCGTCCCATACCCGCCATGAAAGGCGAGAAGTGGTAGATGCCCAGACCGTCAAGAATCTTCTTGACTGACAGCTTTACTTTAGCTTCGGGTGTCATAGTAGTGCGTCCTCGTAGTCACTTGGGTTTCTTCCTTGATTTCTTTGGCTCCTCTGGTGGCACCTGTGTAAATACGCTAACAACTCGATGTCGGCCTGCTTGAACGGCCACCACTGGCCGCTTCGGAGCGCGTCTAGGTCCGATTGCTGCGACTGACTCCAGCGTCGTGTGTCTGTGCCCGCTCTCGCATTGACGGCGTCGGTAGGCACTGTTCGTGTTTTCGTTGTAGCGTGTTTCAAGGACAGTAGTTTGTTTCTTGCAGATGGGGCAAAGCATCATAGAACTTTGCCTGCCTTGGAGTAGACCGTGAACTGACGCACATTGATGATGGTTTGCGCCTTGTTCGACAGGTTGGGGATGGTGCCAAGGGAGATGCCCTGAGCGCGGCTGCGCTCGACGACTTGCGTCTGGCTCTGTGACATGGTTGCACCATGCCCCCGGAAGTGAGCGTCTTGCAAGAACACAGATGGACTGTGGTCGTGCTTCCACATGAACGGGCTGTCCACGGGGCATCGGCATTTCTTAGCGGTCATGTGTTCTTCTCCTTGAGCGAGTTCGTTATGTCTTTGATTAGCACCTTTAGCGCGGGCATCTGGTCGTAGCTGGGCCACCAGCTTGCAAGCGACTCAATCTCTTTATCCGTCAGTTCCACCCACGGACGACTTGGCGGGTAGAGCTTGGCTTTCACGGCGGCGATCAGCATGGCTTTGTCGAACGCGTCACCCTGCGGGTGCTGTAGCCAGCGCAGGCACATGGCAAGAAGTTCCTGCTCAGTCGGCATCAATCATCTCCTTCAGTTCTTCCATGCACTCAGCCCAGCCCAGCAACAGATACCACACGTAGTTACTGCGTTGGCTTCGCTCAAAATGGAAGCTCGCCATTCCTAGGTAGTTGTCGGCTGCGGCCCACCAATAGTGGCGCTTGTAGTCAGGATTCATTGTTCCCCCTTGCGCGGATGGCGGCGGCTACGCGGTCTTTAGCTTGCATAGTGATATCGTCCTGCTCGCCAGATACAGGCGTCTCAGCAATAACTGCACACGCCTCGCGCTCGGCCTCCACCG